AACACCTAATTCATCTAGTAAAATTTCTCTACCTACAAAGCATTGTTCCATAGTGTCAAACTCATACCATGCTTCAATTACAGGTTCTTTAGTATCTTGAACTGGGTTAAACATTAAATTGATAAAAACTAAGGTCCACATTATTGGTATACTCCTACATTCTCCCAGGGATATACTAACCATACATCTTCCTCGGCTTTGTTTACTTCATCACAAGAGTATGACACACCGTCAAACTCACTGCTTAGGTTTTCCGTTAGTACTGCGAACCGAACATTATTACCCCATACTTTTTCCCATTTAGGATCATTAGGCAAACAACTGGATTGCCAATCTTGTTTGATCCAGTTAAACGTAGAACCAGTATCGTTGATATCGTCTATAATAAGAATTTTCTTTTCTAGTGGACCGCCTGTTACTTTTTTAGCATCATCGTATTCGTATCCAAACGCATCTTCACTCATCCAGGCATTGCTTTCTAAATGGCTTGTATCATCACGTAGTGCTACCTTAAGTGCTTCGCAACGAATACCTGTCATGTTTGAGATAATAGTAGCAGGAACATTACCACCACGTGTAATGCCAACAATATAGTCTGGCTTCCAGTTATCCTTATACATTTGTGTAACTATATTTGTACACATTACTTCTACATCGTGCCAAGTATAATAATGTTTCTTAATCATTTTTTGCTCCAATACCTAAGTATTTTTCATTGTGAATCCATTTATATCCACGTTGTGTAATATCATTACCTTCTTTTATAAAAGGTAAAAATCCCCATTCCTTTTGTTTACGTCCCATGTAAAACAAACTCCAGCATGGAATTTCATTACCGTCTGCATCTTTAGCAAGTTCTAGCCAATGTAGATCATCAGCAGTACGCATACGGAAATGACCAGGACCACGCCATACTCTTGTAGAACCACATACATTTCCTTCCTGCGAACGAAGTGGAATATGTTCCCAATAGCCGCCTTTTAGAATAAATGTAGCATATCCCCAAGGATGATCATGCAATGTAGGTTCATCGCTTACAAGAATCTTATGTAATGTAATATTAAAAGGAAAGTTCTTACGTTCTTTTAAAAATAGATAATAACGGATAAGGTATGGAACCTTCCCGTCTCTATCTGTAATTACTCGACGTCTTCCGAGTTTGTCCATTATTTTAGAAAGGAATGTCATCATCAGTTGTCCTACTGTTATAGTCGTCTTTACATAAATTATAAATTTCTAAAAATTTTAAGTACTGCAATTTTAATGCAGGATACTCTTCAATCATTTTTTCAATTTTGTATTCACTTGGCCAAAGATCGCTATGTGGAATAAAATCATTTGTTGATGAAAAACTGCCATCAATAACATAATCTCCAGAATAAGATGCAGTATTAAAACTACCAATGTCTATACTGTAAGAAGGTTTCGCACCGATAATTTCGCCTGTCTCTGAACTAAGTGTAATAGTATAATCTTTAGTATCATCCATTTTTAATTGACTCGTATAATGCTTTTCCTGAAAAGAAGTCTTTTTGTAACTTATGTACTTGTTGTTGCAAGGGAATTATATAGTTTTTATAGTTTTCCATATAGTCAACAATTTTATCCATAATTTGTTTTTTGTTTAATTGATAAGTTTCATAATCCTGAGTCCAAACACTAGGGTACTTAAATTCATCTAGAGCCATTTCAGAATAACTTAAACGATCTGGAACCATCGGAATAGCATCTACAAGTGCTCCTTCATACCAACTAATACCAAGTGTTTCTTGTAGGTTAGCACTAAACACAAGTTTAGCCTCTCCAAGTAAATTATGATATTCGTTCTTTGATAGTTCACGTTCTTGACAAACAATAAACTCATATTGCGGCATAGAATCTGCTAAGTCTCTGAAAATTTCTATTTGTTTTTCTGGAGCAATTCTGTGCGGAAATAAAATCTTATTCTTCTTCACCATATTTTTATATGGAAATAAATTGCTATCTAAATACTCCATAGGCCACCCAACACGTTTCATTTTGTTTTGATCAACAACGCCCATATCAAGAGCAAAAGTTTCTGCAAATAAATCCCAATGGAACTCACTTGCAAAAAAGTTATCGTCATAACATTCAAACATTGAATATTCGGCGTGACGTACCCAAGGCTTGTCACCTATAAGTCTGCCCAAGAAGTCGTGTGGATCATAACTACCAGCGTGCCAGAGACCACCAATGCGAATATTAACACCCAGTAACTCTGCCATGTAGCGTAGTTGTATAACTGTAGGATTCCAGGCATCAGTATATAAAAAATAATCGCCATTTTTGATTTCGCCATTACAGAACATTTCTCCAATAGTTTCAAGTTGTTTACTTTTATATACATTAGTGCCTCCAAAGTTAAGAAACGCCCCAGGTGTTGTTGCCTGAGGCGTCTCTCCTCCACTAATAACTTTAACATCTATATTGATATATTTCTTCAGTTGATTAGGAAGGTGTTCTTTCCATTGCTTAGTATAGCGTGTATCTACTGCTTCAATATCAACAATATAGACTGTCATAGTTATTTTCTCCTTTGAAAATTAGTTTTTCTACGTTCGCCATTAAATGGCTTACGTTCACCATTAGCAACCCAACGTGGGCGTTTGCCTTTAGTAAAGCCGACGTACATACGCCATGCTTCGCTTTTGTTGTTGTACAAATCACGTTCGTCAAACATGAAAGACCGCTTGTAACCAATTGTCCAAGCACGAGCGCAGAACTCTTTAAACTTCTCAAGATCTGCATGGACCTTGTCATAGGCCTCTTTATTAAACTTAATTGACATTTTACTTTTACCTTAAAGTTTTGCATACTCAATATGGGCACCGTTCTCTCCATCTTCGGAGACATCGATGTGGACTTCTCGTCCAGGGTGTTTAGCAATAATTTGCTCGTACAAATCATCTGCCATCATTTCACAACTTTTATAATCTAGTTCTACGGTACCATCTTGGTATAACCTCTCTAGCCATCGTTTGAATTGAATAAATTCGATATCACGATCGTTGTGTGTCACTGTAATACCGACCTTAAAATGGAATATGTGTCTGTGGGGATAACCCAAAAACGAAACATCATATTCGTCACCTGTTGCAAGACTAGGATCATCTAGTGCCGCAGGATACTTATGGATACCTTCTTTCTTGAAAGTTACCCAAATCATACGCTTTGCATTTTTCATAATTGCCTTTTCGTTATCTTGTTTCATCATTCTTAATATATAATTGTGATAAGATTCTCTTGTATTGTTCATTAATAATACAACCTTTCTTACTCATTGTCAACCGGAATATCATCTTTATATTTGGACCAGTTAGTAAATTTTGAACGATCCATTAAGTCGTGTAGGCTATGACACCATACACCTGGATTAGATTGTTCAAAACCTTTGTCGTCAATCTTAACCATTGTGTTATAATTCCATTGTTCAATATATGGAATTACTACACGTAGTTGTGGAATAAAATTATCATATTCAATTAATCCACCTTCTAAGAACCATTCTAAATTAATAGTACTTGGAATATCTAATGAACACATATACCCTTCTTTTAGAAACTGTGTAATATATGTTTCCCAATTATCAAAGTCTTCTTCTGTAACAGGATTATATGAATGATTAGCACCAAAGAAGATATGCTTACATTTGTTTTTATGATAACAATCAAAAATGTCATCGTCATCTTGAATACCAGTAACAAACAATGTTTTTAATCCGAATGCAGGAGTCTTTTCAACTTCTACACCTGTAAACAAAATTATGTCTTCTGATGTGCCTGTAGAGTAATCACGTTTCATTTGTTTGGTCCTTCTTGAGTTTTTCGATTTGTTCTTTGATGTGCAACTTTTCTTTTTTCATCTTACTGAGCATAGGATCGTCTATATATCTACTATAACATAACTTAATCTCATTGTCAAGATCTTTATGTTTTCTAATTAAACTTTCAATCCTTGTTTGATCACTCATTCTAAGACTCCTCTAGTTCTTTAAGTTTATCCTCTTCTGCATCAGTAAAAACACCATCATCATGTGTAACTTCTTCTGTAGTTGTAGATTCATCTACTTCAAAAAGATTATCAAAATACGTTTGTGCATTAACAGTCTTTTTACCAATTGCTCCTCTAGTTCCTGGTATAGACATCCAGAATCTTGAAAACTCTTCAACTACCGCGTTTGCTGTGTCTCTGTTGTCAGTTGCAAATATTGCTTCCACAATATCTCTAAAAAACAACCTGTCAAAGCGTTCTTCGACAAGCATCGCAGGAACTCTTCCCGCATCATATTCTCTGTTTGCTTCTTGTACTGCATTAATGTGACTCCATACATTATGACCCATTTGGATCGCATAAGAAAAACTATCCCATGATGTTTTTCCTTCTTTACCTATTTTATTTAGGTCGCCTGGTGCATAGATACAAATATCTTTTGCTTGAAGATTTGCTGTAATTGGCGAATCTTTAAAACTACTATGCTTACCTTCTCTTACAAATGCTTGACTAAACGGAGTTGTATCAGTTGCAAATGCCTTATTATCAATACTAGGCACCATTCTGTACACCCACTTTTTTCTATCCTGTGTTTCAAGTTCACAATAAATTTGACCATTAGCAGTTGCTAAGAACGGACTAGCACAGTCAAATGTAATCATAAAGTTTTCATTATGATACTTTCGAACTGCTCTTTGAATGTCAGTTAGTAGTGTCGCCCATTCTAGTTTTGATGTACCCAAGAAGTGCATTACATCATGTAAACCTTTTTCAAGTAATCCATCAAATCGTAATGCTACTAGACGTTTAAGTACTAGATGCACATCACACATATTCTGACCACCCATTGACCACCCATTAAAGTGATCTGTATATTTCTTAGGATCGCAGTAGTCTTTCATCTGCTGGTACCAATCTTCTGCGTCAGCGTGATTTTCACCTTGTAGTACGTTTAGGAACTTACAAGCACCTGTACGATTCTTCATAAAGTAATCGTTATTAATGCGTGTAGCATTTACAGCATCTTGATAGTTGTCAATACCTGTTGCTTTTGCACCAGCAGGTGAACGTGCCACCCAAGCCGGAATATCAAGGATCATTCCATAGTCCATATAAGCATCCATCCACGCAAGAACTTGTTCACGTTTCTTTTTTGCTTTAGGACAATTAGGATCTTTCCAATCACCTTCCCATACGCCCTTACCAATCTGGAATCCACCTGAGTCACCTAACAACCAACTGTTGTTACGATCTCTGTTACGGATCATATCTTCTTTAGGTGCGTCCTTGTTAATATCAAGTTCTGCGTGTCCTGCGGAATATAGACTCCATTGATAATTGAATAGTCCTTTTTGTTTGTTAAACCAATTAAGACTTTCCATTTCGTTGTTTGGAAAAGGAATACGACTTTTGTCTACGTATTCTTCACGACGTTGCTTACCGATAAACGTAGCATAGAAGCCACTAATTGCCGGAAGAAAGGTTGCGTAGTCTTTTTGTTCTTTTGTTAAGTCGGTATTCAAATTATTCTCCTATTATCCAAAGGCTTTAATTGCTAAAAGCGGAACAAGCCAAGGATAAACTAAATGTTCTATTAGTTCGTATATTACTAATACTGTTAATAATATTGCCCATAGTTTACTTGTCTTTGCTTTGTTACTAACATATGTAAACACCTTTGAATGTGCTTTTCCTATTTTGTCTATTAAGCCTGGCTTTTTATTTTTTTCGTCATTTATCCTTACTTGGTTTGTGCAGGAAGAATATAATTGTATTCTGCCAAACCACTGTCAACAGTAAGTTGCATAGCACCCTGATCGGAAATGCTCATAGTAACCTTACCATCTAAGTTTAAAATTGCTTGTACCTGTGCTACAGGCCAAGACCATGAATGCTTCAGTGTAGTATTAACATCTGTTGCAAACACAAAAGTACCAGCGTGTGAACTTGCATCACCAAAACTAAACACTAGATTAGTACCATCTGTTTTAACACTAAACACATTTTCTTCTGTGTGTGCCGCACTCATTAACTTCATACGCTGAATAGCCGCGATTGATGGCTCAACTACAACGTCCCAAGCCGCACCTTTAAACTTAACAGTCTTAAGTTTCTCTTCGATGATTTGCTTATTCATAAAGCGATAATCATTTTCAAAGTCGCCTGTTGCATTTTCAAAGTGAATATGTGTTGGAACTGTTTCGCCGTTGCGGTCTGCTTCAACTACATCAATCTTAGCATCCTTTTGATACTCTGGATTCTTTAAGTGCAATGCTAACTTTTCTAAATTAGGCATACCAAATGTGCCTTTAAATTCACTAATTGGTGTTTTAGTTTGCGAACTTAAAATCACTGAACGATCTTCTGCCATTGATTCGATACTAGTATCGGTTTCGCTTGTTACCTTCACAATGTTAAGAAAACCTAACGAATGTGTGTGGGCAACGATGTCTTGTAAAATGTCTTTCATGATTTATCTCCTATTGTTACATTATATTTAGAAAAACTGGTTTTGTCAAGTGTTTTCTCTTGGTTTAGATAATCTAATATGCCAATTTCTGATTTCCAACCTAAATCAAATAATTCTGTTGGATTGGCTAGATTATCATCTAGTTCAAAGTCATTACCTGAACGCATAGGAACATCTAGTCCCCAAACGTCTGCAATGTCTTTTAAATGTACAGATGTACCTGTACCTACATCAATTACTCCTGTAACACTAGAACTTAACAGTACAGTAATTGCTTTACACACATCTGAAACGTGTATAAAATCTCTTTTATGGTTATTAATATATGTTACTTCATTCCTTAACAACTTAGGAATAAACATTTCTGGTCTTTTATCTCCACCATAAACTGTTCTAAATCTTAATCCTAAACTGTTATTTGGTGCAATATGTTCCATAGTAAATTTTGTTAGTGCATAAGGATTACGATACGGATCAATAGCAGTACTTGAACTAGCATAAATTATCTTAGTACTTGGAAAAGCATCAAATAATCTTTTAGTTGCTTCTACATTATTATACCAATATTCTTTAGGCTCTTTAATACTTTGTCTTACTCCGCTTTTTCCAGCAAGGTGTACAATAACATCTACATCATAATCTAAGTCACAGGTATTTAGGTCTTTGCCTAATAAAAGGTCTATAAACTGTAATTCGTGAATACCAATCCAATACTTTTTAAGTATTGAACCAATTAGACCTTCACTACCTGTTAATAAAATTTTCACGCTGTTAACTCTTCCTCAATATATCTTTTAAGTTCATGGTCGCCTACGTTTTCAGGTATTTCATTTTTATAAAAAAGTCTATAACTGTCAGAACCGTACTTACCAATGCCATATAATTCTGTAGCATCTTTACCGTCCCAATCTTTAAACTGTTCGCTCATTCGATATAATCTTTCTGCTCGAACGTGTCGCATACCAAGGGGAGCAATTACTTCTTCTATTTCGTTGCGTGTTGCGTGTAGTAGACTTGAGTGCGTAGGCCACTTGGCAAAGAACTTAGGTAGTACTGCCTTTACTTGTTTACGATTTGTTAGGTTCAAACAAATAACACCTACCATATGTTGCCATACGTTGTCTACTTGTTGCTGTACCATTAAATCATCACGCATCGTATCTCTTTCCATCGAATACACATACAAAGTATAATTCATTGTCACCTGCGTGTACACGATGAAATACTCCGTCTTTAATTAGTACAGTGTCACCTGGGCATACACTAAACGTTTCATCGTCTAATTCCATAGTGCCTATGCCTCCTAAGAACAAATAAACTTCTTCTTGTCCTTTGTGTTTATGTCCTGTTGTACTTTTGTTAGGATTTAATCTGGTTGAACTTACAATAAGATTTTTTAATTCTTTATTATCTTTTACAGTATAGCGATCGTCTTCCTTAACTACTTCACCGCCAATATCCCAGTTTCCGTATTTCATTTTTTTACTCCAAAGTGTTTATAGGATTTTTGTACACACTTCGCTTGATAGAAACAATCAGCAAGTGCATTATGCAAACTTTCTTGAATATCTTTTCTTGGATCGTATGGCATCATAGAAAACAATGTTCTACTATCTCTAATTTGCCAGTAGTTCCACGGGCAAGGTTTTCCAATATTCTTATAGAAGTTTTGTAATATTGTAAAATCAAATGTAGGACCTTGACACCAAATGTAATCTAATCCTACACACCATTTATTAAGTTTCTTTGTAAGACTATCACAAGTAACACGTTCGTGGTTATCTCCAAACGCTTCATCTTGGATTTCTTGTGGTTGTTTTGACCACCAAGCAAGAGTGTTATTATCAATACTTCTGCCATATGTTTCTGTTTGTTCTTCAACATCGCAACGTAGGTATAATGGTGTGTGTGGCTCAACTTCGGAAAATGGATCAAACTTTACAGCACCGATAGTCATTATAACACTATCAGGTTCAACACCAAGTGTTTCTAAATCTATCATTCCATGAGTAGCCATTTATTCTCCAAAATCGAATAGGTTGTTGAATGTATTCTTTTGCTTAGTACTTTCTAAGTCATAGTTTAGAACACCAATTAAGTTTCCTAGTTTGTTGTCGATGATAGTTTCTTCCATTGCATCACCATCAAACGGAAGGTCTTTAAACCATTGTGGCAAATGCATTTCATCAACCGGGTATGCAACACTTGTATAACCCATTGGGTTTTGTTTTAGTTTACAAACAATAACTTTCATACCGTCTACAATCTCTTGGCTGTAACGATCACCGTTCATACGTTTTAATGTGTTCCAGTTAATACTTGCTCGCACATGGCCCGGCATATTTGCTTTGCCTTGCTTTTGTTCAAGACGCTGATAGTGTCCGATCTTGTTTGCACGTTTAGGTGAACCTTTTTCCCAACCTGGACGACTCTTAAACTCTGTCCTAAAGGCTGTAATGCTATCAAGGAGTTTGTCTTGGTCTGCTTCTTGTAACACCATAAGTAGTAGTTCACTTAAGAAGTCCTGCATAAACACTGGTGTATCCGAACGTTTAAGATCAAGACCCATTGCTTTTACTTTACCTTCTTTACCGTTGACGTCCATACGTTCGCCTTCGTTATCGTAAATTAAAGCCGCATAACGTTTCTTAGTAATAAACAAGCCTGATTCAGCAACAATTTCTCTACCTGCCGCAATAACGTCTGCTCTGCTTGCCGGACAGTGGAATACATCGTGCATAAACTTACTAAATGATTTGTTTGCCTGTTCACAAACTTGATCATAAAGTGCAATTACATTTTCTTTAGTCCAAGAAATTTTCCCTTCACTAATTTCTTTTTGTAAGATAGGAAACGCACTAAAGTAACAAGAGTCAGTATCTCCGTAGATAATAGATTTACCTACATGATTGTATTCTCCTGTAATTGTTTTGTTTACTTCTGCACTCATGTGCTTAACAATTTGTCTACCTGTTAGTGTAGTTGATTGGCCAATACGTGGGTCAAAAAAGCGACAACCAGGATTAAGAATAGCACCATATAGACTGTTAAGATTAATCTTTTTGACCAACTGTCGTTTGTCCCAAAAAGCGATTTCAGTTTTATTGCCTGCATCAATGGCTTTCTTTTTCATTCCTTGAAGTTCTTTACGTTCACTATACCAGCGTTTTAGTAGTCCAGGAATAACACCTTCTTTTTCGTGAGTGAAAATAGTTCCGTTAGCACTTAGCATCCAAGGATTATTACTGTCATAGATTATTTTGTGTATCTGTGCACCGCTTAGTACATCTGATTCGCCGTTTTCCCAATCAACTGTAATAGACACATCACGTCTTTGTTCTTGTACAGCATCAAATTCAATAGTACCAAATCGTCCTTCCCAAGCCGCCGCAAATGATTTTTTCTTTAGTCCCATTTGCTCGCCTAGATATTTGTTTGTTAATTCAGGACGTAGTTGTCCTACAATAGTTGCAGGATCCATATTCAATGCACGAATTACACTAGGATACAGCGAGTTCAAATCCATTGAGCCAATCCATTTATGTACCCCTACTTTAGGATATGCAACATATGCACCTGCGGCAGGATCACTACCTGGTTCACGTTTTACTCTGTTAGGAACTTGAAAGCCACGTCTGTGTGCTTCGTTAATAATACCTTGCTCTGTAACTGCAACAGCACCCATAGTGGTCTGTAGCAAAACTGTATTTGCATGAGCAAGTTCGTTTGATAAGTCAATGAACTTTAATTTTTGGTCCAACTTGTCCAGTAGTGCAACGTCTTGTCTGTTGTACTCAATGAACGTTCTGAAGTCATTGTTATAAAGTTGATCGAGCGTACCTTCGTAAACAGTTTTTCGCTCGCCAACTTCCATTTCGCCAATGGCATCAAGTCGGTAAGTGTGTCTTTCTTCATATGTGTATTTACGATATAATTCCAAACTATCTAAATGCACTCTGCCTATTAGGTCATAGGTTTCTTGTTGCCTTCCGAATTTTTCGTATTCACGTTTCTTAGGAAATTGATCAAACAAACAAAAACGTCTAGTATCATCTTTGCTTAATACTTTTGCTACACGGTTTACAGTATAAGGAATATCATAGCCTTCGCTGTTCCAGCCTGTTAAGATATCTGCATCTTGTATTAGATCTAAGAATGTTTTAAGCATCTCGCCTTCGTCATCAAACAGAACAACATCCTTGCCCCATTCTTTACATTCTTCTTTTGCTTGCTCCATTGTAAGAGTCTTCGGCGGAACAGCAAGTGTAATAAGTGCGTCCATCCATTGTAAATGTACAGTGATTGCAGTGATTGGCATAAACGGATCACTAGGATCAGCAAAGCCACGTTCTGGATCAAAATCTGTCTCAATGTCAAAGAAACAAACATTTAAGTTTGGAGCATCGTGATTGAGATAATTTTCACTTAAACATTGAAAGATAGGATTAATATCGCTTTCAAACAATTCTTTGTTTTTATTAATTGCTTGTTCTTTGCGAAAGTCTTTTGTGTTTTTAGAAATAATTCTATTTAGAGGATCTCCATAGATACTTTTATATTTGCCTCTAGGATCCTTATAGTAAAAAGTATATTTTACTGGGAATTCTGAATATGTTCGCTTACCTTCTTTGCGTTCTACTACGCGAATCAAGTCTGCATTGCGATCAAAAAATGCGTCTACGTAACTCAAATTGTTCTCCTTCTATACCATTTTAGGCTGGTAAATACCAAATCGTTTTTAGCCGACGATACTATATAAGTGCTTACTAATACCATAAACATATATTATTGTAAGCGTTCCGTTTAAAACAATCAATGACTTTTCTTTCCAAAGTAGTCCTACAACTGTCCAAAGTGTAGAAGCAATACCAAATACGTATGTTGCATACATTTCATTTGGAAATAATGAAAGTAGTGCCGCCGCTGTTAGCAATATTGCAGTTGACAACCATGCTAACGGTTGGTATGGTTTAGGTTGAGTTTTTAATTGTTTTAAAGTATTCTTTGTCATTTTGTGCCTTATCATCTATCCATATATCGTAATGAGGTTTGCCAAATCTTAAACTGTGATATTTGACGCCCCATTTGTTAAGTTGCCTAATTGTAAATTCTTCCCAGTCCTTGCCTGAGTTTGCGCCTCTTGCTGTCCAGTAATGTATTTCATTGCCTTGCTCATACAGTTCATTAAAATGTTTAATTCTTTCAGCATCAGGTTCACTAATTTCATATTTACTGTTATTATTATAGCAAATTGTTCCATCAATGTCAACCATATATTTCACTTTATTGTCCTCTAATGTTCCTAAATTTCATATTTTGGGGATATTCGTTGTAATATCCTTTTTCTAAAAGTTTGTTACTTGCTTCTTTAGTTTCATCTAATTTTTGGATAACGAAGAATCTAATACTTGGATCATTTAAATCATTTTCATAATCCATATATTTGTATTCAATAAACAGTAAGTTCTTGTCTAAAAAATACTTTGTTCTACATAATCCAAAAAGTTCTTCACCTTCGTTCAAATCATTTACATCATGTAGTATTACTAACACAGCATGGTTATCATCGATGTTATAATCAAATTCAAACATAACTTTCATTACATCTAAATATTGATCGGTATGAAAACGTTTTACACGACTATTAGCCCAAGGACATCTTCCTTTAGATAGTTCTAGCAAATGCTTATCTAACCAAGTATCTACTTTACCAATATCCAATTGCTACTCCAAAACCAAATACGTTTACAACAGCAAAGTATAAAGTTAGTAGCATAGGCCATGCAAGATGGCGTCTGTAATACGCATATACACCCGTAAGCGACCCTATAAAGAATCCAGGATATACAATAGTCATATCAGGAGCATATGCTGTAAAAGCAAGTGTAAGACTAGCCGCTACAGTAAATATAAAACTAACTAGTTCAAAATAAAATGCAACTTTGTCTGTGTGATAACTGTGTGACCAAAAGTTTATTATGCGAGTATACACTTTAAACCTTATCTTTACCAACAGTTACTACTAGAGTTTCTAAATCGTCAAACTCATCAGCAACCTTGTGCCAATCTCCTTTGTGTGCAATTTTGATTGCTTTGTTGATTAAAGCAGTTTTGATATCTAATTCTTCTGCTACTGCTTTTACTGTTTCTTTTAAGCCTTCCTGTAGATCTTCAATTTCTCGAAGTACAGTTGCACCTTCGTTAACTAGTCTTTCTAGTTTGGCTTTTTCGTCGGCGCCATATGTTCTGTCTGACATTCTATTCTCCTTTGTAAGCGTCTAGTGTTTTTTGAAATTTACCTGCGTGTGATTTCTCTGCTTTTGCAAGTGTTTCAAACCAGTCAGCAATTTCTTCAAAGCCTTCGTCTCTGGCTGTTCTTGCCATACCTGGGTACATATCTGTGTACTCATGGATTTCACCTTTGATAGCAGATAAAAGGTTTTGCTCTGTATTACCCATAGGTTCGCCAGTTGCTGGATCACCTACTTCTTCTAAGTATTCTAAGTGACCGTGTGCGTGACCTGTTTCACCTTCTGCTGTGCTTCTAAATACCTGTGCTACTTCATTAGCACCTTCGATATCTGCTTTTTGAGCAAAGTATAAGTATCTTCTATTTGCTTCTGATTCGCCTTGAAAAGCGGCTCTTAAGTTGTCTTTTGTTTTGCTGTCTTTTAAGTTCATAAATTACCTTTTAAGTTATATCTTATTAAGTTGTAATATTATATATTCACTTACAGCGGAAGTCAAGTGTTTTATTGAGACATTGTAAATAAATCAAAATATCTTTTAGTCCACCATTTTTCATTTTCTCGACTGTCAAATACAATATTTTTGGTAGCAGGGTGATTTTCTCTTTCACGATATCGTACTTTGACCGGACCAGCATCGTGCCAAACATCTGCCTGTCGGTTTACTATAAATCCTCTTGGTGCAGTTGCTCCAAATTGTTTTTGGAACGGTAATTGAGCAAAGTCTAAAATCCACTTTGGTGTTACTACTACTTGATGCGTAGCAACCATGCCTCCGTGTTCGTGGTTATTGTAACCAACTTTTGCATTCCAACCTTTTGTAGGATGTTTAATATCTACTTCGTATTGTTTTATGTGTGCTTCAATTCCGTGAAGTCTTAATATTCTTCTTAGTATTTGTGACAGTAATATACATTGGTTGCCAATGTCATACAGCATATCCATTTGATACATTCTGCAATACACTGTTACAAGCCTATAATCTAAATCAACAACATCTTTACCAACGGCTAAACTATAATCCTCTGGATCAATATCCCAGTCTGGATCAAACTTTATAAGTGAGTTAAAGAGTACTCGACCTTGTTCGTCAACGTTCATTGTGTTTCTCCACAGTTAATCTTTCCGTTAACAATGAGTGAACTGAACATTACTGTAACGTCACCTTATGTAAAAATAAGTCACCGTCAATCAGTATTAACGTATAGATATTTATGAAAGTTAGGTATCGAGGGTTTCGTCTTTTGACTTGTATGCCCAATCGTCAGTATGACCCACTGACCATTTTGGTGTGTTTTCTACAGTGTAGTTTTGAGTGCATACTTTGAAGTCTGGAGTTTTAGCACTTGGGTTTACAAGACTTTGATCAGTCCAAACAATTCTATTATTTGGTTGAGCGGCAAACTGTCCATTGTCAAGTTTAATAACATTGAATGTTTTGTGTTCGGGATCGTGTTCTGAAAAGTTTGTGTTAAGAGTATTGTTATCTCTGTGGCAACTATCAATAGTAAATACATATTCTCCTTTATGCATTTTTCTATCTTTACCAAAGAATTCACAGTCGCATAACATAGGCTTTTTAATTACTGTAATGTCGTAATCAAAGCAATCCCATATTTGTAGTGTATCTAATGGAAGTTGATTATCTTTATCGTAATCTTCTTTCCATACAAATGCTGAAATAGGTAGTTTGTCGTATAATGCACCGTATTCTGTTAGCAATGTTTCAAAGTAGAATGCTCTACTTTCAATGCTTTTTACAGATATCCATATGCCTGGAGTAAGTTCACCGTGACCTTTTTGGTGATCGTAGAGGTATTCTTTCTTTACGTATACTTCGACGGGTGGTAGATTATGCACTAAAAAAGACATAAGAATCCTCGGTTAAACTTGTTACAATGTATTTATGTGAAAGTGTTAGAGTGGAAGGTAGTTTAGTGAACTACATCTTAACGCAGTTGTCTACTGTTTTGCCACCTTTTTTCTTGGTGCCCATACGCTTGTAGCCTTTCCAGCATACTTTACCGTCAACACCTTTTTGCTTTTCTTCAGGCAATGTAGTATAACTTGGATTGCCACATTCAGAGCAAATACTTAATTTGCTTTCTAACATAGATGCTAAAGAAGATTTATAAGATTCGTCTTTCTTTTCTTCTTTGTCTTTGACAGCCTTTTTCATTGGCTCTTTTTTATCACCGTCTTTGTCAACGTCAAGAAAGTCTGGTTTTGATTTCTTTGCTTCTTGCACTTCGTCGAATTTAGTTTCATAATCCATATGATGATATACTGAACTAATATAATCAGCGGCTTTAGTAATTTTTGATTGCACCCAACCCTCAAGACCTTCTGCTTCACTTACATTTTTCATCATATCGTGAAGTTTAATTGCATACTTGGCAACTTTGTACAGTTCTGCACGTGCCATTTGTACTTCGTGGTCTGACTCAGCCTTGTATGCTAAATCTGCTAATCCTTCTTTAAGTTGTTTTGCTTTCATAATAGTATTTACCTTTTAACTGTTGCTCCGCCCATTAATCCGTTATCAATGTCTAACGCATTCTTGGCTGTACCGTCTTTGTTTTTCTTTTGTGGTGCTTTAGGCAAACCTTTTGAATCCTTTGGTCTATGTCCGTATGCTTGTGCTGGATTGGCTACCGATGCAATATTACCAGCGGAAGTTGCTCCTGCTGTTGCTGTCTCAGTTTTAATACCAGCAAGTGCCTTCATTTCATTTGCAAAATCTGATGCTTGATTCTGTTGTGTATTTGATGCACCTGAAACTAATTTTGCTAACTGCATAATATGATCTGCTTCGTCTACTGGTTTATCTTTTTCTAATGATGCTTTACGCTTCATTAGTTCTTTTTTAAGTTCTGGATCTTTTGATGTGTTTGGATCTGCTTGTAAATCTTGTATTGCTTTTGACTTAGCATTGTAATCATCTTTGTCTTTAGTTGGTGTATAGTTAGATGATTCTGGAGACGCTTGTTGCGTTCCTCCTGCTTTTTCTGCTTGCTTAACTAACATCATAAACTTCTGACGCATTGCTTGATCGCCGAGAATAGTTGATAATTGCTTTGCAAATGGAGCAATCTGTTTAGCAAGGTTACCTTGTAATGCACCACCTGATGCAAGTTTATCTAAACCCTTTGCCATCATAGCACCTGAGCCACCTTTAGCACCCATAGCCGCCCCTGCCATCTTTGCACCTTGTGCTGTTTTTTGTTGTTGCTGTGGATTAGCATCTTTTACAGCATCAGCCGCTTGTGTTGCAGGTTGTTCACCGCCTGGTACTGGCGCTTCTTTTAATGTTAGTTCTCTCAGTTTCATAATACTATTTACCTTTTTTGCCGCCCTTCATGTTAGCACACCAGTGGTACATTTTGCCCTTTTCGCCACCATACTTACTTGCTTTTGCTCTTAAACTACTTACACTACCTTTGCAACTTGCTCCGGCTTTTTTGACTCTGCCTGGACGTGATTTACCCTTTTTCTTACCGTCTGCAAAGTTTTCTTGTACGCTTATTTTTATTAATTCACGTAGTCTCATGTCGTTTTAATCCGATAATAAGTCTATATGCATTAGGATCATCACTGTATTGTTCGTCATACTGTGCATCTTTGTATCCGTCAGCATCTTGTACATCATATCCAAGACGTTTTAGTTGTTTTAGCATATATGATCTTTCTTTATCTCCACCATAAAACTGCACCATAATATCAGGATCATCTGGATTCATATCATTTGGATCAATATCTTTAATGTTGGCCATATTAGTACCAAGTTTTATAAAGTCGTAATCTGCATCTGATTTAACTAATGATGTATTTTTAGGATTAGGAATTAATTCGCCTTCGTCAACTGATTCATCTTTTTTAAGAGCATCTGATCTAAATGCTTTATCGGTTCCTATTTGTCTTGCTAATGCTCTGCGCTTTTTAATTTTGTCTTGTACACTATCTTCTTCTGGTGGACGTTTCTTTTTAATAGTTGCAGTCTTAGGACGCTTAGTAGCAAAGCCTAAAATTTCTGCAATTTCTTCATTGCGCTCTGGGGATATATAGTCTGCTAGTTGAGTAGCAGTTCTTTCAAACTTATGATCTTTGTGTTTAAATCCAACACCGCCAGCGGCTTCCCACTTGCTTACATTTTGTCCGAAATCGTCAATTAAAATGTTTGGAGTACCATCTGGTTGTTTTGCATATGCTTGTTTGTCTGCTGTGATAATAACTTTCTTAGGTGGAAACACTTTTAAGTATTTTGCAATCCATTCACGCTTGTGAGGTTCTGCTTTAGGGTCTCCTGCTAATGGAGCAGATAAAATATTGTATTCACCTTTAATCTTTTTAATAATAGCCAGTAACTTACCAGCATTTTTAGTAGGCTTTAATGATAACCAAAAGTCGTCTTTGTCTCTAATTTTTTGTAGTGCTTGATCAACATTTTTAATCTGTTTCCAATCACTAACGCCCATCATCTTAGTCCATTCCCCAAAGAAGTCAACAAGAACACCATCCATGTCTACATAGATTTCACTTGCTGATGCTAGTTCTTTAGATTCTTTTGCCATCTTGGTTGCTGTTGCATACATAACTGCTTCTGCATCATCACCGTAGCGTTTTTTAAAATCTTTCTTGTTCTTTTTCATACCCTTGACGTATTTTTCTTTATCTTTTTCTTCGCCTTTGGTTAATGAACGTTCTTCAACACTTTCAGCCATTCCTAAGTTAAACAGCACATTTGTTTTAGAGCCTTTAACTTTTTTGCTTAGTGTAGGTGGACGTCCGTCTTTGTCTACCTTAAAGCCAAACTTACCTGCTTCTTTAGAAATAGAATTTGTATCAACATCAGCAGTAGTGTTTACACCTTTTACAATACGTCCATCCTCTGCTACTTTATGATAGTGTTTGAAACTATTAGGTTTT